GCCGACGGCGTTCTTGTGCCAGGCAAAGCCCTTGGCGCCCGAGGATTCCCCGGCGTTGGGCAGTTCCTGGTGGTTGGTCCACAAGATCCCCATCCAGCGCCGCCACATCGGGAACGGCGCGCCGTTCTTGAACGGCATACCGTTGGCGTCGACGTAATCGGCGGAACTGAACTGCTCCACCGTTTCGGCCGCGGCCCAGGCATTGGCGGTCAGGCAGCAATAGCGCTGACCGTCGTTCGGCACCTTGTTGGCGTTCAACGCCTTCGCGATGCCGAGCAGGGAGTTACGGACCGTTGCCGCCGACGTCAGCGTGAAGCTGACCGCCGTCTGCGTGGTGCCGTCCATCGCCGTGAACAGATCGCTGTCGATCGCCCGACCGCAAGCCCAGGCCCCCGCTTTCGCGATGGCGCCGCGCTCGTCGATGCTGAGCTTCTCCAGATCCTTCTTGTCCACGTAGTCACCGGCGTAACGGTCGGTGATCGTGCACTCGATGGCGGTGTGGTCCTGGTTCATCGGCGTGATGACCCCGTGACGCGCTTTCGTCGTCGCGATGCCGGCACCGATCTTCTGGAACGTGGTGGACGAACCGACCACGCCCGTCTTCATGCGCACCGCGGGACGAAGGATTCCGCCCATCGTCTGGAATTCGTGGTGCACATCGCGTTCGTACTGCTTGACGAACGATGTACTGACTGAAGTTGACACTGGTTTATCTCCTACCTGTGTGTCGTTTGCTCACAGGCAGCGCCCTTCGGTGGGCCAAACACGTTCGGGCCGCTCCGGTGGGCCCCTGTCGGGGGTCGGGCGGCCGCGCTTGCGTTCAGGTCGTCGGGGCTACGTCTTGCCGGGCTGGCGGGTCGCCCTATGGGCGGTGGGCCGCGGTTCCGGCGGTCGAATGACCAAATCTATGAATTGAGGTTAAAAGAGAGGGGTAAGGGAGGGCGGAACATTGCCCTCCACAGGGTTAATCAGCCGAACAGCTTGGACAGGGTATCGCGTTCCAGTTTGTCCCATTTCTGGGCGGCCTTCTGATCGCCCTTCTGCTGGGCCTCGACGCGCTTCTGGCGGTAGGTGTCGGCCTGTTCTTCCAGGCTGGATGCGGCATCCGATCCCAGGGGAACGTGAATGATGCCTTCGCCGATGCGCCGGCCGATCTCGGCGGTGCCCTTCATGAAGGCGGGATGGGAGCCCAGAAGCATACCGTTCTTCAGTTCCAGGGAACCGATATCCTCGTCCCAGAACGCCTTGGCGGCCTCGTCCGCGTATTGGACATTGGCCTTGTAGTCGCCGCCCCATTCCTTGCGCAGGGCTTCCTCGGCATTGGACAGGTAATCCTTGTCCGCCTTGTTCTGGGCTTCGATCGCGGCCTTGGTCTGGTCCTGCAGATAGGTGATGTGCTTCTCCGCGAGATCCTTGAACACGGCGTCGGGGACGTTGTGCTTGTGGAAGACCGCGGCGATTTCGGCCTGATACGCCTTGTCCTGGTCGGACTGCTCGAAGCCTTCGATTTCCGGGACGCTGTAGGCATCCGGCGTTTCGGGGATTCCGCGTTTGGCCCGGTATTCCGCGATTTCGTCGTCGGTGGCGTCCTCGCCCGGTTCGTTGACGGCGGTGGACAGTTTCGCGCGCAGGGCCTGGTTGTTCTTCAGCACCTCGTCCAAGGTCGTGAACTTGCCCGCGAAGTCGCGCAGCTTTTCATCCTCGATCGTGTCGCGCCAGGTCGGTTCGGCCTTCTTGTCCCCGGCCCCGTCCTTGCCCTTTTCGCCATCGCCCTTTCCGGCATCAGCGGCGGACGCGGCGGCTCCGGCATCGCCGGTACCGTCGCCGCCGCCCGCGCCATCGCCGTTTCCGGCGGCGTCGCCTCCATCGGCGGCCCCGTCATCGGAACCCCCGTCAGCCCCATCGGCCCCGTCATCACCGGCGGCGCCGACGCTGCGTTTCACGTCGGGATGCGCGGCATAGAACGCCAGCCAGCCCTCGGCGTCATAGACATCAAGCGGGCGATTAATCGTCATCGGATCTGATCTCCTTTGGTTCGGCGACCTCGGCGAAGGTCGCTCTCATCACGGAACGGGCCAATTCGGCGCGGCCCTCGGCACGGTTCAATTCCTCGCCATCCGTGGGCCGAAGGTCGGCGTCGTACAGACCGCCCCAGGCCACTATGGAATAGAGAACCCGCTTGCCTTGCGGGGTGCTTAGAAAGACCTGGCGGAAATCCCGCATCAGGTCGCTGTCGTCCTCGGATCCGAACGGCGCGCTGCGGTACAGTTCCGCCATGTGCTCGGCATAGTTCGGAACCCGTTTCCGGCGGAACCACATCTAGGCGGCCATCCCGCCGGCTGCGTCGGCCAGTTGCTTGACCGCGGCGGCCCCGGAATTCGCGGCGCCCGCGGCCTGCTCCGCCCCGGCAAGGTTTTCCATGATCTGCCGTTGCTGGTCGCGGTGCTCGCGCAGGGCCTGGACCTCGTCCGGCGAGCGCACGGCGACCGGGGCCACATCGTTGCTTTCCGCGTCGAAACGCAGCGCGGCGTCGAAATCCGCGATGTCCTTGATCTCCGGTTCGACCTTGGCCATTTCCAGAACCCGCAGCAGCCAATCCCGGGTCTGCGCGCTTTCGATCTGGCGTTTGGCCTTGTCGATCGGCGACGAGAACTTGAAACGGATTTCATGACCCTGCAGCACGTCCGGCGGCTTGCGGAACGTCATCGGCCCGCTGAAGTTCATGCGCAGGGACCGGCGCATCATGATCGCGAAGGCGCGCTCCACCAGGGGCGTGATGTATTCCGTTTCCAGGCGGCCGAAGACGGCGCCGATCTCGCGCACGAACTCCTCGCGGCGCTGGATGACTTCCGTCGCCGTCATGTCCGGCCCGTCAACAGGCAGGTTCAGGATGTTGCGGTAGAAGGCGGCGGCGACTTCCTCGCGCTCCTGCTGCAGCAGTTCCAGGCCGAAGGGCAGTTGCGCCCGGCTGTCCAACTGCTTCACGGGATCGTTGCCGAACTTGCCGGCCTCGACGGGGTCGAAATACGTCAGGCCGCCGGGGCGGTTCTGCGCCGGCCCCAGCAATTGGTTGCGGGCCGCGATCCAGGGCGGGTCCACCGCACGGTGGCCGGCCTTCAGCAGGGTCTTCTTGATCTGCTGGCAGGTCTGCGCGTCGGGAAGGGCCAGGGTTCCCGGCCCGCGGCCATAGGTTTCCCCGGCCGTGGTGTCCCAGCGCACCGCACCGCCGGGAAACTCGTCCATCCCGGATTCCAGAACCTTGTGCTTCTCGTCCGCCTCGATCACGCAATAGCGCCAGGGTTTGTGCATGGCGTCGGTGCGGCGCGGGTCGCGCTCGTTCCGGGGCTCGATGACCTGGATGAACTTGACCTTCTCATGGCCCTTGTCGTTCCGGATAAGTTCCTTCGACGCCTCGGAGAGGTTGTCGTAGCCCCAGCGCTGCGCCGCAACGTTCAGGGCGGTGCGTTCGGTTAGGTGGACCGTGTCGACCGCGCCGTCCGCGTTCTCGACGAAATGGGTGTCTTTCATATGCGTGGTGCGGAACAGGAACCCGTCACGGTTCGTGTTCTCGGTGCACAGCACGAAGGCATTGCCGATCACCACGATATCGGCGTCCGCTTCCCCGGTCGCCTGCATCCACCTTGCCTGGGGGCGATAGATTTCCTTGAACAGCCGGCGCTCGGAATCGTACAGCCATTCCGCGACCTCGGAATCGCGCATCAAGGCGTCGTCGTCGGTTTCGATCTCGAACCACTGGGTCTGCTTCGGCTTGATCAGCCCGTCGATGGTCGACGCCAGACCCCGAGCGGCCAGCATCGGGGAGGTGTCGAACAGGCGTTCCGTCTTCTGCGCGCCGGGCGTCCATTCCGAGGTGAACCCCATGCGTCGCGGCAACAGGATTTCGGTCGTGGACTCCCACAGGTCGTCGAACTGCCATCGGCCCTTGGTAACGGCTTCGTGCCGGGCCAATATGCGGTCGATCATGTCCATTTAGGCGGCGATCCCGGCGGTCTGTCCCAGCAGGCGCGGACGCTGCAGGGCGGCGTCGTTCTTGGACCCCAGCGGGGTCTGCGACGGCGGCACCGATCCCAGGCCGCGGCGGTTCTTGGCGTCGATCAACGCCTTCTTCCGGGCTTCCTCGTCTGCGGTGTCGTCGACAATGGGTTTGGCCTGCGCCACGGGCGCGGGCTTCGGTGCGGAAAACATGCACATCGGTCAGGATCCTTCCTTCAATTCGTCCCACCAGGGGTCCGTGTCGCGCCAGGCATAGAGGTGCATGGTCTCGCCGTTTCGGCCGGCCAGCGGCATCTCGGCTTCGTGAACCGCGCCCAGCGCTTCCATCCACGGTCCCGCCGTGGGGTGTCCGTCCGCCATCCGGGCTTCGGCCCTGCGGAATCCCCGGCGCCACATGTCCGGGATCAGCGTCTTGCGAATCCATTTCGTCAGGCCCAGCGCAACGCCTGGCCAGTCCGGCGTCGCCGCCATCGAGATACCGCAGAGGTGCGGGAATACGGGGTATGCCGCGACGAAAGCCGCGGGGCCGTCCTTGGTGTGGGCGGTCCAGCAATAGGGTCGTGTCAGGTAAAGCCGCGATGCGGCCTGGCCTTTCGGGGTATCGCCCAGAACGGCGCGGTATTCGGCCTCGTCTTCCGGCCGTAAATCGTTGAGAACGATCAGCAGGTCCGACAGACCCGCCGCGCGGATGATCACCAGGGGCCCGTGCTGTCCCCGGCGGCGCTGTCTCCCGGGCCGTCTCCACCCAGGCCGCCGCTGCTGCCGCCTTCCCCGGTGCCGCCAGGGCCGGTGCCGCCGTCGTTCATCAACAGGCGCTTCCTGCGGAAACGGTTCTCGGTCAGGCTCTCGACATTCTCCGGCGCGGACGTGCCGGCCGTTGCCTGAACGGTCCCG